ATGGCTGCCGAACGCCGCCTTGATCATGGTTTTTGCCTGTTCCAGATTCTTTTTGAACATGGCCGAGCCAACATATCCGCCCGCTGTCGTTTCCGTGGTATTCATTTGAGCATTATACAAATTGGTATCCGGCACGATCACAGCATAGTGATTGCCGGGGTCCGTTTCAGTGTAGTAATCAAACGCCGCAATGCGATAGTTCACGCCGCCGATCGTCCAGTAATCGCCAATGTACAGATCGTCAAAAGTGCCTGCCCTGATGGCGGCATACTGCTCATCGCTCACGCTGCTGCCCAGCGCCTTGCCGCGATAAACCGCATTGTGCGCCCCGGCATTGGGATACAGCAAATTGCCGAGGCTGGTTTGCACGGTCGTAAGTGTATGGTTTGTTTCGGATAAATCCGTCTTGTTCTTTTCCGCTTGCGCCGCTGCCGCACCCGCCGTGGTTTTCGCATCGGCAATGCTGTTGTTCGCCTTGGCGATATCCGCTGCCAGCACATCGGTCTGGGCTTTTGTATAGGCTTTTATGCCGCCTGCCGCCTTGACAGTTCCATCGCCGTCATACTCTGCCACGCTCATGTTGCCTTTTGCAACATTGGCGGCAATCTGTTCCACCTGTTTGCGTGTTTCCTCGGCACTTGCCGCACTGCCGGCCGCACTGGCTGCACTGGCCGCTGCGCGCTTTTCACTTTCCGCAATGCCTGCAGCGCTGGCCGCAGCCGATTCTGCGGATTTTCTGGCCTCGCCGTCAGCCGCCTTGGCGGAATCCGCATATTCTTCTGCATTCAGTTCGCTGTTTCTTGCGCTGTTTGCGGCATTCAGCGCCGTGTCACGATACGCGCCAACCTGCTGGATATACTGTTCAAAGGCATTTTCCCCGGGGTCATATTCTGCGCCGTCAATATCCGTTCGGTTCAAAACGGTATACGGAAGGTCGGTCGAATACACCACAGCATCGCTCTGGTCGATGCCCTTAAACACCATCTTGCAGCTTGCGCGGCTTTTCGTGGCAGCACTGGTTGCAGCCTGCGGCACATCAATGGTCATGCTTTCCGGGAACACCTGCGGTTCGCTCTGCACCCGTCCGTTCACAAAAGTCACGGTGATCACCGCTGCTTCGTCCCATGGCGGCAGCGCGGTAATGTGCAGCTGTTCGATTCCTCTTGAACCCCATGTGCCAAATTTGATTACACTGGCCTTGGCGGCATACTTTGTCAGGGTCACTTCATGTATGAATTTTTCCATTTTTCACCTCAGCTTGCATAAATCGACATAGCCCAGTAAACCGTTCCGTTACCGGCATCAGCCTGCTTTCCGCAGGAAAAAGTGATCACATCCCCTTTTTTTATAGGGAAAGCCAAAGCGCAGGTTGCCTGCGCGTAAGTCTCTGAATGAAACAGATCAAATCCGCCGTTGCCGGTCGCAATAGATGCGCCGTTTTTGTTAAGGCTCACGCCAAAGTATCCCGTTTCCCCATGCGCTGAAAAAAAGCAAACACCGCTATAGTTCGCCGTGAATGATGCCGAGCCGCCGCTGTCCTTGTACACACTAAACGAACCGCTTTTCTGCTGCTTTCTTTTACATTTGCCGCCGAAATTAAACGCAGTTGCACTCATATTATCACCTCCCGATCTGGCCCGGCACCCGCAGCATAAGCGATACGCCGGGCTTGTCCTCCGGTGCGGTAAAGGTCAGCGTGCCCGCCGCGCTGGTGATCATTTTAATGCAGCCCAGCGCCTCGGTGGCTGCCAGCAGTGCAGATACATCCACGCTGCTGCCCAGCACCGCTGTGGGAACACCCGGCACCCAGTCTGCCGTCATGCCGGATACGCTCACTGTCTGGGTGTAGGGTGCGCTGCCGCTCCAGCCGGAGGCGGGCAAACTCACCGTAACATACTTTAAATTGCCCACATCTGTTTGCAGCACTGCCACATTCCGCATGGCCATTCGCAGGTCGGTAAAATTCAGTCCCTCGCCGTTTGGGTCATACACAGCCTTTGCCATGTCGCCTGCGCCGATCTCGGTCACTTTTCCCGCAATGGCCTTGTCGGTCTCTGCCTTGGTGTAGCACTGGTTCACAGCGCCCACCACCTCATTCAGCTTGGGCAGCAGCAGGTTTCGCGGCATATACTCCACGCTTTCCTGCATTTCCCGCGTGGAAAGCCCCGGCACATCCGGCTGGCCCACCACGGTGGTTTTGTCCGCATAGCTGGCGCTGCCCGCTTCCAGCTTGCTGATCTGTTCCTGTATTGCCATATTCTCACCCCTTATGATAGCTGCCGGTGGTGTATTCACAGGCATATTGCAAAATGCCGAAGGGCTCGTTCAGCTCTGCATTGCGAAAGCGATACTGCGCCTTGTCAGCTTTTTTGATCTTGGCCTTGCGTGCCAGCGTTTTGGGCGTTTCGTCCGTGCGCCATGTCCACTTGCTCCACGCCGTATGCATCCACGAGCGATAGCGCGTGCCCGCGCTTTCCCGGAACACGCTTTCCCATGCGCCCTTTCGCCGCGCCTGCAGCTCCACGCTGCTCACGGGCAGGCTGTCCACCAGCACACTGATGCGCCGAAAGATCTTGTTTCGCTCAAACTCGCTGCCATAGATATAGCCGGTCGTCCAATAGGCATCAATGGCCTCGCCGTCATCGTTATAGCTGCCCGGGGCCGCCGTGTCGGCATAAAAGCGATACACCCTGCCGCTTTCGCTGCCAAACCACAACCGTCCATCCTTTTCCCACATCACCCGGGCAGGCAGGTTCGTGCGGTAAAAGCCCGCATACTGTCTGGTCGAATACGGTGCGCTGCGGTCGGTATTCAGCGGCTGCATACCGTCCAGGATATACGCGCTGCCGTTGATGCACAGCCAGTACAGATCGTTATGCACAAACCCAAAGGCATTTTGCAGCCCGGGCTCTGTGCGCAGCTTGCCGTCCAGATAATAGCTGCGGTTCTGGCTGTACTTTTCGCCCGAAATGTCGCTTGTGGTCACGGCATACACGCCCAGATTCGTCAAAAACAGCGGCTCGGTTTTCAAATATGCGCTGCTCCACGGTGCCACCGCACCGGGGCCCTGCAGCGTGTTGTACACCGGAAACGCCGGTTCGTTGTCCACAAGGTTTCCCTGCCGGATCACAATATTGCGCTCCGGCTCCCGGTCATCCTTAATGGCCGCCAGATAATTGTTGATCACGGTATACCCCATCACGGCGCTGTTGGCCGCGCCCACCGTGGCATAGGCCGTATCCGGCCAATAGGTGGGGTCGTTCTGGCCGGAATACCAGTCATAGTTGATATACGCCCCGTCCGGGTTTCCGCTCACAAACAGCCGGTCGGCATTGCCGTTCACGCCAAACAAAATGCCCAGTGTGCATCGGTTGATGCGCTCGGCATAGCCCTGCACCGTGCGGCAGGCTTCAATTTTCACATTATCCTCGCCGGTAATGGGGCTTTTGCCGGGCGCTTGCGTAAAGGTCACCGTGCCGGTGGCGCGGTTCACGGAAAAATCTGTGCCTTCTTTTTTCTCCTGCCAGTTTCCTTCTCCCACCAGCAGCCAGCACTTTACTGCCGTGCTGTCCAGCCTGCCAAACGAAAGCTGATAGCTTTTCGCCGTGCCGTCTGCGGCAAACAGTTCCCGAAACGCAGGCTGCAAAAGGTTCAGCGCCTCATATTCCTCGCCGCCGCCCGCCGGGCTTTTGGCAATGGTCAGCGTGGGGATATACGCCCCTCCGCTGGCTTTTTTCACCCGGGTTCCGTCATACACCAAAAGTGCCTTGCCGTCCTGGATATACAGCTTATCCCCCATCTGCCAGCTGCGGCTGCGGGCATCTGCCATGCCGTCATACAAGACGGTATCGCCCTTATACAGTTTGCTGCCCGCATGGATCAGGCCCACGGCATCGCCGCGCCGCTCGTGATATCCGTTGATCCGCCCGTCATACTCGGCCATGCGCTCATACCCCATGCACTTGCGCACCTTGCCGGGCACATCGCGTATCATGTTGGGCGCATCCGGGCTGCGGGTCTTATCCACAAGGCCGGGGGTGTCGGTAAAGTTCACGCCCCGGAATTCATCCACCGCAAAGCGGCTCTTCTCCGGGCTGCTCGGCACTGAAAAGATCGTGCCCGCCATCTCACCACCACCCTGTCACGCTGGTAAAGCTGCCGCCCTGATATCCGTTCTCGTTGGCCGCAAGCGAGCCAAGGCGGCTTTCAAATTCGTTCATATACACCGTGGCAAGGCTCACATCATCGTCCTTATACAGCTCTCCTGCCATGTATAAAGGAATCAGCACATTGCATTCCTCCGAAAGCGGCATTTCCTCGGCATCGTTTGTATACTGGGTAATATGCTCCGGCGCCGCATTATAAAATACCCGCACCGTACCAGAAATGCCCTTCGGCAGCTGCAAAACGCTTTTGCCCAGCGCCGCGGTTTCCAGCACCGCAAGGCCGTTATCTTTTACAAGATACGCCTCCGGGGTGCCGCCAAAGCTGCGAAAATCCATGGCATGATCGGCCATGTCCACATAGGCTGCGCCCTCCGGCTCAATCTCCACGCTTTGCCGCAGGGGTCTGCCCGCTTCGCTCACAATGCGCTCCATGGCTTCGTTGGCGGCTGCGGGCATGGCTGCGATATAATCCGCATTGCCGGGATCTGAATTATCCAGCCGCCCGCCGTCCGAGGCAAACATTTTTCGCAGTGCGATCTCTTTGCATTCTCCCCAAGTCACACAGCTTTCCTCCTCTCTTTTTTAAAAAACGCCCGTCCTTTTTCTGCACAAAGGGCGGGCGTTTTTATCACCATGCCATACCGCACATTTTCCCGTGCCGATACAGCAAGCGCCCTGCGCCTTAAATCTCTGTGCCGTTCAGGCCTGCGCCACCGATCGAAATGCAGCGCCAGTTGTTAAAGCCCGCGCCAAAGCGTGCGCGGCCGCTCCAGACATTGGCGTCGGTATTTTCGTCAACATAGCTGCGCACCGTCAGCTTCACGCGGTCCACCCAGGGCAGGCAGTCATAGTTTTCCTTAAACTGGCTGTCCATCATCAGCCAATAGGGCTGGCCGCCAATGGTCTTGGGCAGGTAATTCCACACCAGCACGCGCCACAGGCCGCACTGGAAGTTCACGGCGTTCTTATCGCTTTCGGGGTCATACTGCGAGTCGATAGCCGCGATCACGCTGCGCTTCAGCGCCGCATTGTTGGGAATGATAATAGTATCCGGCATCACCGACAGCAAATGCCCGTCATCGTCACAAAAGCTCTGCATGGCTTCTTCCATTTTGTCCATGGCCGCCACCGAAAAGCCATCGGCTGCTTTAAAGATATTGCTCTGCACATAACCGGCCTTGGTTTTGCTGGGATGATCGGTGGCAAACAGCGCCTTGCCGTCGGCGGTGGTGGTGTCATACTTCACGCCGCCAAACATCATGCTGGTGCCCACGCCGCCTGCCAGCAGCGAAGCCGCATACTTTTCGCGGGTGCGGTTATAGCTCTGGGTAAAGCCCGTGGCCTTCTTTTTCACCTTGGGATACTGGCTGTCCTCCAGCATTTCACGGGTGATCTCAAAGCTGGACTTCCAGGTGGCGGGCTCGATGGTTTTCGAGAAGCCCTCCTGAAAACCGGTTTTGGGATACGCGCCGTTTTCCCCTACATTCTGAAAATCGTCCAGTGCGGTCTCACTGGTAAACTTTTCCGCAAATCGGGTAGAGGTCTCCATTCCAAAAATGTTTTTGATCTGGCTGCCGCGCTCAAACTCCTCGGCCTTGTCCGTGATCACCGCCTTAATGGGGTCCTGGCTTTTGCCAAACAGACTATCGTTCAGGCCGCTGCCCTGAGAAAAAATAATTTCCGACATTGTATTGATCTCCTTTCGTTACGCAAAATAGCCCACACAGTTTTCGCCCGCCTTGGCAGGGCGCATCAAAGTAAACACGCCGTTCGTCGTGGCGGCCGTCACCTGCATACCGTCCGTATGCAGGCTCACCTTGCTGCCTGCGCCAAGGGCGCTCTGGTCCGCCTGGGCAGGTACCTCAAAAATCGTGGTGGCCAGCACGCGGATCACTGGCACAAGGCCGCTGCGGTTTTCGCCGCCCATGGCAATATACTCCGGCTTGGCAGTTGCGGCGCACTTGGTGAGTTTGCCGTTTGCCACACTCAAAGCCTCGCCTGCCTGCACGGTTTCTCCCGCGGTTTTTTCCAGATACTCAAAGGGCTCCACACTGCCAATGAGTCTGTGATGAATTCGAAACATAGTTCTTCCTTTCCGGCATTATCTGCCATACATTTTGTATTTGGCCCGGGCTGCCTGTTCGCGCGAATAGCCAAACTTTCGATACTCCTCGTATTCCTCCTCGCTCAGCTCGCTTCGGCCCGCTGCGCCGCCGGTGCTGATGCCGTGCAAATGCTCGGCACTGCGCGCCGCATTGATGGCCTGCTGGCGGGCTGCCGCCGCGCCTGCCTCAAAAAGCTCATCGTAATGCAGCAGCACATAGGCGTCCACCAGGCTGCCGCTTGGCATCTGCGCCGCCTTTTCGCACAGGGCCTCCTGCGTTTTCAGGTCCTCCAGCGTGCGGATGCCGCACTCCGGAAACCGTCGGTTCAGCTGTTCCAGCTGTCCTTCCGCCGTTTCATGCAGCGCCTGCTCGCGCTCTGCCTTCTGCACCTGCGCCTCGGCAAAAGCCCGGGCCCGGTTTTGCCGCATTGTTTCCGCTGCCCAGCGCGCGGTTTCCTCATCGGTTCCGGCCTGCATCAGCTGCTGTGCCGCCTGCTGGGCGTTCTGGCTTTCGTATGCTGCGCGCAGCCCGGCATAAAAGCTTTGCATCTGCCTGCCCACCTGCCGCTCCACCTCGGCCTTGCGCTCCTGCTCGCGGCGCTGGGCCGCAAAGCGGGCATTTTCCTCACGGCTTTGGCGAGGCGTTTGGGTTTCGCCCGTTTTTACTTCTTCATGTGCGTTTTCTCCTTTCTGCATCTGCTGCGCCGTTTGCCGGTCTACGGCTTCGGCAGGCCCTGTTTCCGGGGCCGGGGCGGTTTCGGTTGCGCCCTGCTCGGCGCCAAGCATTTCGTTTTCGTTTTCCATATAACTCCTATTCTGGATTTTTACGCTGTTCCTGCGCTGTATATCAAAGCCCTCCCGGGCGTTTGACCGCTCTTATTCCTCCTGCGGATAGGTTTGTACGCAGTTTTGCTCTACCACGCGCCCAAAATTGGGGCACCGGCGCGAGCGGCACACAAGCTCCTGCACCACAAACACTCTGGTTTGGGTTTCCGGGTCGTCATCGCCCGTCACCTTCACCCGGCTGGATGCGATCCTCAAAAGATTGCTGCAGATCGGGCACACCATTTTCCCTCACCTCTCTTTCGCTCTCCGATAGGCTGCGCTTTTCCTCCAGTGCCATATCCAGCATGGTTTTTGCACCGGGCGCACCGTATTTGCTCATCATTTTCCACATCCGGATGCGGCTGTCCACCAGCTTGGGTTCCCCGTACATTCCGGCCTGAAAATCGCTGCGAATGCGTTCCTGCATGGCGGTGCGGTCAGCCGGGTTTGCGCCCTCGGTTTCCACGCCAAACAAAAATTCATCGTTCCAATACAGCTGCCCGCCGGCATCACGGCGCAGAAAATCCCATTTCGAGATCGTGCGGTATTCGCTGTCCAGCGGATTTTCCCCGTGCACGCACATTTCATCATCCGAAAACAGCAGCCACATTTCAAACATCACACGGTACATTTCTCCCCACATACGGTTTTTCATCACCCGCTTGCTTTCCAAACGCCCCGCCGCCTGGCTCACCGAGATCCTTTTGGCGGTGCCGCTTGTGGCCGTGACATCCTGTTTGCCCTGATACGCATCCGTAATGCCCAAACAGCTTTTCATGTCCTGATAATAGCTGCTCCGCACCGCGATATCGCTGGCAATGTTGGGCTGCACCGTGATCACATCGATCAGGGCTTTTTCCGCCGGGGTGCGCAGGCGGATCACCTTCAGCTCCCGGTCGGTGGTTTCCACGCTCACCCCCTGCGGCAGGGTCACATAGCTGCCGCCCTTGAGCAGCTTTTCCAGAATCTTTGTGTCCAGCTTTTTCATGGCCTGCTGCATGGGCAAAATCGTCTTCGCATCGCTCATGCCCATAAACCGGCCCTTGGCGCTGATGTTTTTTCGCATAACCGTGGGAAAATGCTTCATGCGATACACCGGTGCCATGGTGGGCACCTGCCGCCAGCCGCCGTTTTCCGTGCTTTGCAGGCTGAATGCTGCCACGGTTTCCACCCCGCCCGGCGCACACGCGCTGGAAATGCAAAGGTCCCTTGGCAGCGGCACCTCCTTCACCGTTTTCCGTTTCCATGCCCTGCCGCCGCATTCCGTGCATTCATCGCCCGCCATCGGTGCGCCGCACCGGGCGCACACGCGCTGGTGCCGGTGCAGATAATCCCGCTCGTCCTCCAAAACGGTGTCGCCGCACCAGCTGAATTTTCCAATGCCGCCATCCTCATTTTTATAAAACGCCGTGATCACCGTCAGCCGGTCGCCGCTTTGGGCATTCTGCTCCTCGCCGCGCCCGGTCTGCTCATTTTCCGCGCACTCCATGTCCGCCGCCTCCCGCCGATACACACGCTTTACTTTTTCGCGGGTCATGGGCTGCACGATAAAATACCAATCCAGTTCTTCCAGCCAGTCACCGCCCGGCTGCGGGATCACCTGCCGCGTGGCCAGATCCCGCACGCTCACGCTGCCCAGCGCACGGTGCAGCCCGCCCAGCATATCCCAGTCGATATGCACAAACGATCCGCCGTGCAGATAGGTTTCTCGCTCGTTGGAATCGTTCACGGCTTCCATAGGCAGCTGCGCCGCCATGCGCTGCAGCAGCGCTTCGATCAGCCTTGCGCTGTCCTCCTCGCCCTCGTGCAGTGCCTGCACCTTGGGCTTGGGCACCGTGGGCTCCACCTCGGTTTCGATCAGCTCATACACTGCATTTCGGCTCAGCGGCGCTGATTGTGCCTTGGTGCCGCCCGGCTTGGGCAAAATCGTGCCGCTGCCGTCATATTCTTCTTCCTCCAGCCGAAACTGATCCAGCTGTTCGCCGTATGCCTGCCGCGCCTGCTCATATCGCGCGCGCCATTTCATCACTTCGCCCGTTTTTGCGGGGCGAGGCGCATTTTCACGCTGTTCTTTTATTTCTCTGCTCAAAACGGATTCCCCCATTTTTCCACAAGGCGCAGCCTTTCCTCCGGGCTGGCGCTTTCGTAATCCTCATACTGATCCTCGCTCCAATGCGCTTTTTTCCGAACCGGCTGCTCCGCCTTGCTCGTCCAGTAGATGCAGAATCCCCGCAGCGCATCCGGCGCATGGGTCAGCTCATGCGGCTCATTGGCCACATCGTTCGGCTTGTGTGCATCGTGCTGCAGCCCGGGCAGCGTGCGGATCAGATTCACGCACCCGGAAAAGATTTTCAGCCTTGGCGCTTTCTCGCCAAATTCATTTTTGCGCACAGCCAGCCATTCCTTTACCGCCAGCCAACCGGCTTCGCGGTCATTGGCGGTTTTGGTAAGCCCCAGCCCCGCCTGTGCCCAGTAATCCGCCACGCTCTTGCCGGTTTCCTGCCGCCTGTTCCAAAGGTCGGGCGGGGCAAGCCGGGCATAAATTTCCTCGCTGCCCATCATCTGCCTGGCCTTTTCGATGGCCTGCGAAATGATCAGCCCGCTTTCGTAGCATTCCCGGTACACATACCCGTTGCCTGCCTCGTCCACCGCGATCAGATAGGCGGCAAACATATCCAGGCCGTAGTCCATCGTATAATAGCGCCGCCAGTGCTTTGGCAGCGCAAACGGCTCGCACACATGGGTCTCGCGCCGGAATTCCGGGAAAAACTGCCCTTCAAACAGATCCCATTCGCCATACAACAGCGCCCGCTTCTGGTTTTCCGGCAGCTCGTTCAGTCGTGCCAGATATTCCGGGTCGCTTTCCATCAGAAAATGATTGTCCTGCACCCGGCTGGGCAAAAAGATCCGTGTGCGCCGCCCGGCCTTGAATTCGGTTTCCGGCGGGGCTGGATCGATGAATCTTGCCTTCACCCACTGATGCCCCACGCCGCCGGGGTTTGTCGAGCTCTTGATCTGCTTCGGAAAAGAGTTTGCACCGCGCAATCGGCTGAGCAGATACAGATACTGGCTCTCGGTAAAATGTGTCAGCTCGTCAAAGCTGATGGTGTCATACTCTGCGCCCTGATAGCGGTACACATCGCTTTCCGCATCGCAATAGCCGAATTCGATCGTAGATCCGTTGCTGAATGTTCCCCTGTGCAGGCTGGCCGTATAGCGATAGCGCCCCTGCGGATAAATTTTCAGATGCTCCCGCACCAGCGTTCGCTCCAAGTCCGGAAAGGTTCGCCGCAGGATCAGCTGGCGGCTGCCCGCATACTGCAGTGCATACAGCAGTGCGTCGATCAGCTGGCCATAGCTTTTCCCGCCGCCCGCCGCGCCGCCAAACAGCACCTCGTCGGCCCTTGCCTGCAAAAAAGCTTGCTGGCGCGGGGTCACTTTAAGCTCCATGGCACTCGATCTCCTTCCCCGAGGCATCCAGCACACGGATCTTCACTTCCATGGGCTCTGCCTTTTCCTCTTCGGCCATGCCCCGGATCTTCACCAGCAGCTCAATGGCCTTCAGCTGTTCGGTGATCTTGGCCTCATCCGGCTTTTTGATGCGCCCCAGCGCAATGCTGCTCAGCCTTTTTTCCAGCTGCCGCGCGGTGGCAATGCCCCGCTCGGTATTTCTTTCTTTTTCCAT